ATACCCGTCACTCGTTGTAAGAGTTCCAATAAGAGTTGTTGAAAGTAGGCCTGTTGAACCTGTAGTTCGAAAGACAGATGCCCCATACACCTGATATATCGCGTTATCAAAAACGAATGTAGCCCTTGAGCCACCCGTTTCGCCGCCAAAATTAAGGTTAGCATTAACCAATCCTGCGGTTGACAAGAGTACTTTAGGACGCTTTCCTTGAGGATCCATGTACTCAAACATATTAACTGTGCGCTCGGCATTAATAGTGCTAACGCGCTGGTTATCATAGCTGCCAACCAAGTCATAATCTTGCGCCTTAGTAGCCATATTAATACGCCAATATATTTTGCCAGTAGAACGGCTCTGGTCTGCTTAGTATGGCCGATGGTCTTACTGTTAAATCGGTCTCGTTGGCATTTTTAATGGTGTTGTAATAGTCGTTGTATTCATCCTCTGACGTTTGCGGCCAGTTACCAGAGGGGTAATAGGATAAGAATTTTCGTGCCAAGGCATATTTCATGAACCCGTAATAGAAGGGCGGCAATTCGGTTAATTCTTCGTTGGCGACCAACTCGTTAATCATGACCTTCACGCCCAACAAACAAGGGTATGGTTGGTCTGGTGCCGGATATAGGGTCACAAAGCTTTCTGTTGCTTGCTTATCAAGGAAGATAAATCCAGGCCGTGTATTCAAAGGCAACAGGCGTGTCACGCCATAATATTGTGCCTTGTTAATGATTTGCAGAGGGTAGATGATACCCTGTCCTGCACTTGGAACCGTGTAGTTCGCAAAGGACAGGTCAACAATGCGGTTCGATATCACATCTGCCGGAACCATATCTGAAATGCTATAGGTAGGCTGGTGGGCCACCATGGTAAAGCTTAATTCTTTTAGGAATGGAATATAAATACTGTCTGACGCAAACTTATCAATTAATTCATTAAGAAGCTCAAGACCTGATGAAAGCATGAACGAATCTGGGACTTCGCCTACACCGAGCTCTCCAATTAAGTACAAAGAGTTTATAATTAACTCATTTGTCGTCCTTATCACCTGAGGCATGCAATCTCCTTTGCATCGTATGATGCTCTCCGTGATGAATAAAACATAACCATCTAACTTCAAACGGCTTATGATAATCATCGTGGTGTGCTTCAACTTTTAATTCACCACATATTTCACAAGGTTGCCTTACTAATTCTCCCTTGGCAATTTTATGATAAGTTTTTACCCTTACACTATCCCTAAGTTTTTTTTCGCCAGTAGATGGATTTCTCTTTCTCCATTCTCTGTTATATTTAGCTGCACATGGCTTACAAAAAGTCTTTTTCTTAAAATTCTCTATTACTGCATTACACCAAGAACATAATGGCCTTAAAACACCAGGCTTAGCACCCAATCTCGGATTTCTTTGCCTTATACCTTCAAGTTTTTTCTCTTCATACTTCTTTCGTGTAACCTTGGATTTTTCTTTCTGCTCTTCAGTCAATGGATGGTCTAATTTCCACTGCTTGGTATATATGGCATGACACGCATTACAACTTCCAGCATGCCTTCTTTCTTTTACATTACCACATTTACAAGTTTCTTTTCTCATAACACCCAACTCCTTAAATCTACATTATATGTTACGTAGAATTAGAAGTCAGGCGATACTTGTGCTTATTTCAAAGGATAGGCGTCATCAAGACCTGCGCATAATTTGCGTGCAGATGCCTTAGCCTTTTCACCGTCATTGCTCATGAACGCATCGAAATGCTTCATTTCAGCAGGAGCACCAGGGCGATTACCCATGTGCTTTTTCATCTTGGCTTGCTCGGCCTTCACAAACGCATTGTTTGATTGAACCATTTTGTTATCTTTCATTGGATTTCCCCTTTTGTTTAACCTTGGGCTGCGCGGCTTTCGCCCCATCAACCTTCTGTTCCTGCTTGATTTCATCTTCTACTTTCAAGCGATATTGTTTTGCTGCTGTAGGGCTATCAAACCAGCCACCCGATGCCATCAAGCGTTCCGCTTCGTCTTCCTCAACAACCCTCATTGAGTCGATTGGGTGAAATACACAAGTCAGCATCGGTCAGTTCCTTAAGATAGTACGACAGCGGCATATTGCGCGTGCCATTTGAAGCCACACAACAAGTCAATACGCATGTAGTTCTGATAACCAAGGATGTCACCTGTTTGAGTAACAGCAAGAGACAAGCCAGTTTCAGGGTCAACCGCAACAGAAGCATAAGGAACTTGCAACTTGTAAAGCGGAGGACACACGATATCCAAACCACGTGATGGGTAAGCCACGTTAACGTTATGGCTTCCTACCATTGTTACAGGAGCATTGTTAGGAACAGCATTGCTCACGTTACGGTTAGGGTTCAATGTGTCAGATATGATGCTTGGCGCAACTTGAACAGTGATGTTACCAGCACCATCAGAGCTTGCATTGGCAGTAACAACAAACTGCATATCTTGACCAGTTGCAGCACGACCAACAGGGTTAACTGATTGAACGCCTTCGATGGAAATTAAATCCCCAACAACAAAGTAGTCAGTAACAGTGAAGCTCGCGCCATCCATGATGATAGTGTTACCAGAGGAAACAGCACCATTCACCAGTAAAGCATCAGCAGAATGAAGGCGTGGGCCAGCACCAGCTACGTGATGTTTAATGTTTTGAGATTGGAAAATGTCGAAGTACGACAAGTGACCAATTGCAGATGAACGTACGATGTCTTCGTTAAATACAGGAGTAAAATTGTTTAACAACGCACCTTTTAAGCTAGAACCGTCACGCACAGTCATTGCCATGTAAGCATCAGATGCAATGTTCACACCTTGCTCAAGCAATTTAGCACCAGCCAAATCGACAGTGGTAAAGGAGTTGATAGCAACACCTGCGGTACCAGTGAAGAAGTTGAGCTCTTGCTCTGCACTTGAAGCGATGTCTTTTTCCATCTGAGTGATTACTTCCTGGATAGCAGGAGCAATAAATAGACGAGAAAAGTCTTCGATTCTTAAAGATAAATCTTGGATAGTGTACGCAATCAAAGCATGGTATTGATGCGCTACAACAATCGTTTCAACCGTTTCAATGATTGATTGAGGAGTTGCAACGGAACCATCACCAACGATGAAGTGATTCTGTCTGCGTACTTGTAAAGTATCGCCAATCTTATAACCAGAGGACACGAAGTCATCTTGGTATATACGAGAAGCAGTCATTACAAAAGGCGCATTGTTGGCAAACATTGCCAATGCGGTATTACTGACTAGGTCAGTTGTAATAAATTGGTTAGCCATTTGCTAGGTCTCCATTTAATCCTTTAAATGACACTTGGCGTGACCAGGGGTTTTCGAGTTTTATCCTTAAAACCCTTGGCTCACTTCCATGTGCCAGCCTTCATCCTCGCTCTGATAACAGATGGAGGAGTCTTGTCCGTAACAGCAGTGGATGAATGGGCTGGGTTAGCTCTGACGGTTCCCAAGGGGTTAGCCTTGGTTGGGCTTGACGGTTTCCCGTTTTGACCGCCCATCAAAGAGAACGACAACTTATTCACTTCACGTGCTTGATCTAAGGGATGGAGTCGAGAAATTCTCTCAAGTTCAGATTTGTTTTTGCCTAGTCTGTAAGCTACTTCGGCTGGATTTTCAACGAGCAACAGTGCATCCCGCACATGTCGTGTAAAGGGAACATCATCCCCTCTAACGATGTCGTCAAAATCATCGTACTTGTCAGAAGCACGGTCAAACTCATCATTCAAGCGTTGATACTGCTTGTGTACATGAGCCGCTTGCTGGGCTTCCTGAGCTTGTCTCTCTTCGTGTTCCTTCGCGCCAAGAGCAAAGCGTACTGCCTTCTGTATTTTTTCCTCTTCCGACATGGCTGGCGGGTTAGGCTGACCAGGTGATGGATAAGGATTGGAGTTATAATTCTGTTGAGGGTTGGCAGAATCTCCACCTAGCTGCGCTTGCATTCGCATCATGTGCTCTTGCATTTGTCTCATTTCCCTTTGGTGTTTTTTGGCTTGCATACCTAATCGCTTTTTAATGCTATAGGGCTCATCCTGATCTGCAATTCCCTGTTCTGCGTCTTCGTTTCCTAACTCTTCCGCATCACCTGGGCCAACGCCACCATTCTCAACGTCTTCATCATCTCCGCTTACTTGTTCAGCTAAAGCATTCTGATCTTCGTCCATGAATCTCTACTCCATTACGATGCATTCTTGCACCCTAGACCATACGGTAGGCCTGAAACCCTGAGAGAATCCTTCTCTCGTTATTTAACAGTATAGACTTATATTTCAAATTAGTTACCGCCAGATATAGGGTTAACTAAAATAGTTTAGGAACTACCTTTTTCGTTCGGGTTATTGTGTTTATGTAGTGCTGACAAGACTTGAGCAATCTTTGCTGAGAAGTCTTTCTCTGTTTTATCGGCATCAAGCAATAGCTTGCCATGCTCAACTTTAAGATGTTGTTGCTCAAGACCCATTTTCTCTTGCATTTGATGGGCTTTCATTATCATCTCAGCTTGATCGAGCATGTGTTTCTCTCTACGAATCTTCAACTCTTCCGCACGCTCCATGAGTTGTTGTTCTTCAATGTGCATCTTTTGCTCGTTCATCTTCATCATTTGCTGTTGCTGCATCATCTGCTGTTGAGCCATTTGCTCTTGAGGT